CTCCACCACCATCTGATGCAATTGATATTGCTCTCAACCTAATGGGTTGAGCAACTATTGCTGTAGCTCCGGCTGCTGCATTTGATCTTGTTGCTTGTATATCTTGTGCCATATTTTATCCTATTAAAATTATATAGAGCTCCCGAAAGAGCTCTACAAATTAATTATTATGCTTCTTTTGCAAATACACCTTGAACATCAACAACTGTCCAATGTGCTGTTGAATTTAAAGATGCAAGTACAACAAAGTCACCAACTTTTGATGTAGCTTTTGTATTAATAAGATCTTTGTTATCTACTAAAGATCCAGCATACAAAATACCATCATTAGCATTTGGGCTAATTGTTAAAGCATTAGTTCCGTCTGGAGCAGTGTTAACAAAAGTTACAACTCTTCCAATTGAGATTGCAGGTAAAGTAAATACAACACCATCTGTAGATGAAGTAATTGTTTTTCCTGAATCACCATTAGCTATTGTGTAGTTTGCTGATTTGTTTTCTAGATTAAACCCAGTTAAACCTGCTTCGTTAAATTTACCTTGCAGTACTGGTCCTCTAAATAGTGTTTGTGCCATGATTGTTCTCCTAGTTAAATTCCACATAGTCTCTAGGCCGTCGACTATACTGCGTCTATGCAGAATATTAATTTATGTATAGTGTGTAATTTGTATACTACTTTTGAATAGAGTGCAAGAGATCCTATAGTGTGGAGTGAATTTCCAACGATGTAGCTTGTTAATTAAGTAGCTACTGAAACTTCTGGAGCAACGTTTTCAACGTTGTTTTGTAAATGGGCTATTCTAGCTTCTTCTAGCTTGATGTCAGTAATGATTTCTTTAACTTTATCATCAATTCTAACCATGTTAAGAGTATATCTATTATTATCTAGATGCTCTTGTTCCCACTTCAACTCCAAGGACCTTTTTGCTTTGTATAGGTCTTGTATCATAAACAACCTCCTCAAAAGTTATTCTATTTAATCCCGTGTGATAGCTTTCTCCGAGATCTTCCCATTTTATACTGCTTTCTCCTAGTTTGTCAAGTATTGCATTTTCAACAGATTTAGAATTATCTTCTGCTAATAATTCAAATTTAGCATGATGATTGTAAGCCCATATATTTATAAGAAGTTTTTTCATGTATTCCTTTATTACTTTCATAACGAGGCGGGAAAATCCCGCCTCATCATATTTAATTATTAAGCACCTTCTGATGCAAAAATACCTCTAAAGTCAGAAACTCCAAAAGAGTATCTTTCTCTAGCTTTGTATCTTACATTACCAGTGTCGAAGTCACCTTCCATAGCTGTTTTAATAGCTGATCTTTGGAAGTACTTCATTCCATTTGGAACATCTGTAGTGATAAAGAATGCATCTGGATCAGTTAAGAAATTGTTAACCACATAACCTTGTGGAACCATTCCCATTGATTTAATTGCATTGATATCATTATCAGCAGTACCAACTCTTTGGTCAGACTTCATAAGTCTCTCAGCAGTAAATTGAAGCTCAGATGGAATAATCATTTTCATTCCTCTTGCAGCAATTTTTAGACCTCTTTCGTCCGTCATTCCAGCGATGTCTATTAAAGACTGCTCTAATGAAGTTTCGTTAAGATCTGACTGAGTAGCTAGTGTATTAGCTACAGTACCATTGATAGTAGGGTGAGAAAGGTTAAATAGAGAAACTCCATCACCTGAATCATAACCATCAGTAGTAGGTAGACCTTGAGTTAAAGGATTTACCGCTTTAACTTGTTTAGTCTGAGCCATTGATCTAGCTAGCGCTTTTGTATATCTAGACGCAAGTCTATCATACAAGTTATCCTCAATCGCTTCTTCAGTGATTGCGAATGCTAAAGCTACAGTCTCATGAGTGTATCTTGCTGTGTAAGTCTCTTGAGCATTGTCAAAAGTTACGCCAGAACCCTCAGGTTTAACCTGTGCTGAAGCAAAACCAGATAACATTACTTCTTCTTCAAACGCTCTGTCTGATGATTCAGTATCGTATATCTCAGCGTGCTGATTTTCGTAGTTTTTATATTCCAAGCCAAATAAAGCATTTAAACCTGGTTCTAGTTCTTTTACTAGTTGTCCTCTTGATATAGCCATTATATTCCTACCGTTCCTTTTAAGAAGTGTTCGTTAATAATAACTACTGCATTGACGTCTGCAACGCCCGCAGCATTATTTTGTGGATCTTTCGAAATCCCGATCACTCTTAGTTGTGCTGTAGCAGTTTTTAGATCTGAATGATCTAATTCTACTTTTGATATATAGTTGGGTGTTGCACCAGCTGCATATACTATATCAGCATTTAGTCCAACTTCCGCTACTGTTAGTGCAGCGTCCGATTGTACTTCAAACCTTTCATAAGGATCATCATGTACGAATCCAACAATATCTGTTGCTGTGTTAGATGCCGCTAAGTGATTAGCCCATGTAGGTTTGTTTGTAGAAGCGTCAGTATAGAAAACACCATTAAGGGATCCTAATAAGACAGCCGCTGCTGTACCAACAATAATTTTACCAGTTGCCGCCATCATTATGGGGTCATTTTGGTATATTGCTGATGAACTAGCTGCGATGCCATATTCGGATAAACCCTGGTTATCTCTATTCTGGCCAACTTTTCCTATTGCTCTCAAACCGAAAGCATTGTCTTGATTTGTTAGTGCCATTATATTTATCTCCATTTGTAACTAAAAATTAGTTACGGGTTAAGTTTATCCAGTGGTCGTAGTAATTGTTAAAAAATTAACTTTTCTTTGAGCCACCGAAGGTAACACGAGATTGTCTATCAACATTGATAGGCATACTCGAATGCTGTTCCTTCATAAGATCGTTGTCCATTGCTTCAACTTGCTCTGCAGATTGCGCAGCGTAATGCTTTGCTCTCTGTTCAGCGATCTCTTCAGGTACCCTTGTCAGCACAAGGCCGCCAACTCCGATTACTCCCGAATATTTACCGTCTTCAACAATGGGGAAATCAGCATCAGGGTATTGATCAGCTCTCACTAATTCATAACCTTGTCTAAGTCTTTGTGATACGTTTTTAGTATCATTAAAACCTAAAGTCTCTGCTCTTACCCACCTATGTCTGAAGCCTGTAGGTGCGGGTGGTGCATCTAAAGCTGATGGTGGAGTCCAAACTTTTTTTTGAGATGTTTTTTCTCTTGTTTGACTCGCACGTGAGGTTCTCTTATCTTCATTATTATTTTCCATATGCTTATGCCTCCTTCGTGATGTTTAATTGTTTTGCATACTCTTCTAGCGGCACACCTAATTTTTTAGCAATTGCTACTTGTGATGATGTGAGTCTCACTGTTCTGCGACCTGTTTTTGTACTTCTTCTAGCCGAAGCTACATTCTGTACCGGCTTAGTCGTTTCTACCGTATTGCTATTATTAACAAATTTCTGGGGAAATTCAAGTCTTATTCTCTTATCTATTTCAGAATAATACTCGTCGCTTGTAGGGTCAAAACCTTCTTCATCTGTTAACTTCTTATGTAGATCAAAAGCTGTATAAGTCATGGCGTTATCTTGTCCAAACCATGAGTTTTTACTAGCCCAATTTTCAGCTTTAGGATCAGGGTTTCCCTGGGCCATTGGCTGTCTAGCTAAGTTAATATCTGGAGTTTTTACCTGCATTTCTCTTTTTTTATTATATTCTTCCTGTTGAGATTTAGTTTCTGCAAATCTTGCATTTTTATAACCCAATTCAGAAATCATAGTTTGAGCTTCAACTTCAGCAGTTATATCACCAGCATCTCTAGCTGCTAATAATTTAGCTTTAGCTGCATCTAAACCATTTTTAATACTCTCTTCAGTATTTTTAAAAAACAAAGGTTCGTATCTAGACATTTTATCGTCAGTCTGTTTCTTAGCTGCCATTACTCTTTCAGCATAAGTTAGAGCTTCGTCTTTTTGTCTCTCTGCTTCTCTCCATTTTTTAGTTAGTTTAGAAATTCTTTTTTGAACTCCATCACTATACTGTTCTACTTCTTCTTTGTTTTTAGGTTCGTCAGTCTGAACATCAGACTGCTCGTTAGATTTCTCAGGTGAGTCTTTAGACTCAACACTGTCTTCAGTAGTTGTTTCATTTGATATCTCAATGTTATCTGTTTCTGTATTTGAATTTTCTAATTCAATCTCTGTATCTGGACCCGATGTATCGATGTCCACTGTTTTTTGTCCTTCTGGCATAGTTTGTTCTCCTTCTATGTTTAGTATTTATGAAGTATATCTTCAGGGTTATCTATAGTTGCTAAAACTTCATCATCATTTAGCAGTCTTACTTCTCCACCGTCAATTTGAATCCTGGATCCAGCATAACGAGCAAAGATTACCCAATCACCCTTCTTGCACCAAGCGCCTTCGGGGAATTTAGCTTTATCATAAGCATGTGGCCCAACTGCAAGTACCAAACCACAAGTAGATCCTACTTGTTGTTTTTCTAAAGTGTCTTGTCCAAAGTACAATCCACCTTTAGTTTTTTCTGGCATTTTAAATGGAAGAATAACTAATCTCCATCCAGTGGGTTGTGGTAATTTTGTATTTTCTTTTGATTTTAAACGTTCATACCCTTCAATTTCTTTTTTGTTGGTATCTTCGTATTTATCTAAGAGTGCTGATTTAATCTTTGGGACGTCCGATTTCAAATTCGATGATGTTTTCGTCGTCTCTTTCGTTTTCTTTTCCATGAGCTTGCTCCTTAGGTTCTAGCAGGTTAGAGATTTCCTGAGATATTATTAAATAGGCTTGTGCCTGTCCCAACATATACTTGTATTTCTCCATGTTGTCAATACCACCACCAATCATAGCATCAGCTACATTTTGATAGGCATCTTTTAAATATTTCTGTATTCTAGTTATTACTACTAATTCTTCATTTAACATTTGCTTTTTTACCTTTATTTTCACCTTTCTTGATTATATAGTCTTGAGTACCATTAGCTCCTGTTTCTACTTCTTTTTTCAGGTCTCTAAATAAACTCATCTGTCTTAACTTCTTATAATTCTCTTTTAAAAAAGATTCTATTAATTTAGTATCTCTCATTTTTTACTTTTATTTTCTTTTTAGAGTTACATTTACATCTAGGAGCAGTAAACCATTGAAATAAATTGTCAAGGATCGCAAAAAATTTATTAATCATTAGCAATTCCATTTTCTTAAAGATTTATTAATTCTGCTATTTGGATCTCTTGCAGTCTTAGCTGAAGTACGACTTTTTTTCATTCCTGACATTCTTGCACAAAAAGATTTTCTACGTTTAGCAGCTTTAGATCCTTTTTTAAGTTTAGAGGGTTTTGTTGTAACTGCTGTTTTTAATTTAGAACCTGGATTTGCTTTTCTGTAAGAAGCAACACCTTTTTTATTAAGTCCACCTGATTTAGATTTGCCTTCTTTTCTAGTCCACGCTGGAGTAGCCATTACGCTCTTCTAGTTTTTTTCTTTTTAGGTTTTTTTGCTGTCTTAGCACTATTTACAAATGCTTTTTTTGTTGGTGCACCTTTAGATCCAACTTTTCTCATCTTTTCACCTGAGCCGGCCTTGATTCTTTTTTTTTTGGCTGCGATGTTCGCATATAATCCACGTTTAGCCATGATTATAAAATAAAAGCTATGATTAAAACAATAGCTGTTCCAATAACAACTTTTTTATGTTCTGTGTAAATATGTTTAGCTTCATTAATAGAAGTTCTTATAATTTCTAACATCATTATGCCCTCACCATTTTAGCTATAGGTGATTTTTCACCTGGTTTTTTTTTCTTACCTTTAGCCATTAAAATTTTTTTCTTTAATGCATCTGGTAATTTTTTCTGTGCTGCTGTTAAAGTTTTTCCACCTTTTCCGTATTTTGTTCTCATCATTCCGCCACCCATTTTTTTTGTTCTCATCTTTTTTTCCCTTTTTTTAATTCTATTCCAAATCCTCTTTTAGCGCATCCGACTCCGCCGCCACCTTTATATTTAATTCTTCCACCCATATTATATCCAGTCCTACCACCTTTTTTAAATCCGATTTTAGCTGCTACTTCAGGATGTTTTTCTTTTAATGCTATTTGCCCTGCGTTTAATGGTTTAGTACCTGAAGCATACTTAACTCTACCACCTCCCATAAGTTTTTTTTTGCTAATCCCTAGTTTTTCTTGTTCTAATTTAATTTTATCTTGTTCTTTTCCAAATTTAATAATTTTATTAAGATCTTTTGTAGGGTTATATTTTGCCATTATTTTTTTGCTCCGTTTTTAAATATCTGTGTTCCTTTTATACCATAAATACTTGCAACTACAAGGATCCATAAATTAGTAAACCATTTTGGTAGCTCTGAGAACATCTCAAAGAACAGTTTTACTTTGTCCATAGCGGTTGGATCATCTGATACGACTGCCCAGGCTAAAATTGCTATTGGCAAACTTAGAATTATTAAAACTGCCTCGTCCTTCCAATCTGATTGACGTGCTTCTAACAGTTTTCCTTGGTAAGCTTCTGTTCCAGCTGCCATTTTTGATGCGTGCATTAACTGTGCATCTGACATAGCCATTTTAGTTCTCTGTTTGTTAGCGTAAATTTTACTTCCAGCAGAGACGGCTAGTTTAATAGCTGAAAACCACATTGGTTAGTACCAAGTAGCTGTTTTATTTTTAGATGCTAACATTCTTCTAGTACCTTTAACTGAAACTGTTTGAGATTCGTTAGGCTTTGTCATTTCAACTGGTTTTTCAGTAAAAGAAATAACATCTTTTTTAGACATGTTAGTTTTGTTTTTATTTTTTATCATAATCACCTCTTTTTTTTAGTTTTTAGCTTGTTTTAAAGTTTTTTTCAACTTTATTCGTCACCGCTTCTCATTATACTAATATTAGGCATAGTATTCTGTGTATCAGGCATCAGGTCTTTTACGTTAGGTATACTTTTGCTTAAAATAGTCTTTTCAATAGAAGTATCAGCCCTCAAATTTGCTAATTCTTTGTTTTGCTCTAACTTATCTTCTTGATTAACTTGATTCATCATTGCTCTCATCTTATCAAGGTCCATTCTAGCATCATCATTTTTCTTTTTCTCAGCATTTTCTGCTGCTCTGATATCTAGTTCTCTTGCTCTTAGTTTAGCAATAGGATCATTGTCAAATTCACCTGTAAGTTTTTTCTCTTCCTTCATAAAGTCTTCCATCATCTCAGCAATCAATACAGCTTTTCTAGACTCTATCTTTTGAGTTGCTTGCATTACTTGTTGTTGAATCTGTTGAGCCATTTGTGGATTTTGTTGAGCTTGCGTTTGCATTTGTTGTAATTGTAATAGTTCATCTTTAAACTCTAGTTCAATTTGCTCTTGAGACATTATTGAAATGTGTTCAAAAATATTTTTTTCTAACGAAGACATAATCATAGGATTATTTCTAGCAATGTTAGTAGACATAAAATGTAAGTGAGCCGTAATATGAGCTCTGTGATCTTGTCCAGGGAAAGCTTGAAACTGTGCTCCACCTAAAGCATCAATGTGTTCTAATGCCGGATCTTTAGGCATAGGTTGTTGAGGCTTAACTAAAACTTGATCAATATTTTTTACACCTAAGGCTTCATACATATTTCTAAATGCTTCATACATATTATGCATCTGTGGATTAGATTGTGCCAGCTGCAATTCCGTCTGAGCGAGGGAAATACGTTGTGTCTGTGAGAAAATGTTAGGGTCGGCAACTGGCAATATATCTACCCTATCATCAAAGTCAGATTGTTTAATCGTCTTTTGACCCCCAACTACATCATACGGATATTCTTGGGGTAGATATAATTTGAATACTCTTGCTAATAATTTAAATTCATTTTTTAGAGCAGAGTAAATTCTTTTGTGAATTGCAGACATAGTTCTTGAACCACGTTCTAATAATGCAACTGTAGTTCCAACTGCTGCTTGTTGATTACCGTCACCGACTTGTAAATCAGCAATAGATGCAAATCTTTGTCCTGCTGCTACTACAGTACCCATTAACGCTAATAACGTTTGACTAGGTTCTTTAAATGGTAACATCATAAAGGAATCTTTTAAATTTCCACCAGGTGCATCTACATCTCTAAATTCACCAGGTTGAATACTTTGGGCATCATCTCTAATTCTAATTCCTCGCATTTTAAATCCAGCGGGAAGATTAGATAATGTTCCTGCATCTAATAATTGTCTTAATGCTGAAGTTGCAGTTCTTGATAATCCACCAATCATGTGAATTAAACCAAAACCGTAAAAACCTAAACCAGGTAAAAATTTAAAGTGAACAAAATAATTTACTTTTTTCTTTTTTAAATCTCCAGGTTCATAATTTCTTTTAATAGAAAGTATTTCTCTTGAACCTTCTTCAAGAGTAACAATGTACGGAATTTTAATTCCTGTGGGCTCACCAGTCTCTTGGTCCATATCTTCAAAGCCTTCAAGATCTAAATCAATATGACACTCTAATAAAGTATAAACATCTTCCTCTTGTGTTTTTGAAACACCTTCTAATTCTCTCTCTTTTTTAGTAACATCTGATTCTGTATCCGCAGGTGTAGAAATATCAATGTCTCTATAGAAACCTGCTACTTGTTGTTTTCTTAAATCATTTTCTGAAATTTTTATTTTGTGAATAATAGCTTCTGCATCATCTAATGAAGTTGCACTATAAGGAACCATTAAATCATCTGCCGGTACAAACTTAGATACTGCACGTTGTTCTACTTCATCATAATAAACTTTTTTAAATGTAGATCCTGCTAATGGTAAATAGAAAAGCATAGAATCAAATTCAGGTTCATACTCTTTCATCTTCTCCATAATTTCATAGTTCATGAAATCTTTTACTCTTTGAGCTTGTTGAGTTTTTTCTGGAGTAGATAAACCCATAACCTGAGTTCTAACTGGACCATCTGCTGGTAATAATTCTTTGTAAGCTAACGCTTGAAATTGTGTAACTGCTTCTGCAAGAACGGGGTGAGTTGCACCTGAGGCTCCTTGAAAAGGTTCTGTTCTATTGTCGTATTTAAATCCTAAAAGATCTAGTCCTGTAATATAAGCTTTCTCCCAATCTTTTCTTGATGAAGAGTAGTCCATGTATTTACCATTAAGATCAGAGGCAATATCTCCTAAGATATCATCTGGTAAAAATTCTGCTAAGTTTGAATAATGTTCGTCACCACCTTCGGGTGATGCTGCTGCTGGATCTAAATTAATATCAACTGATCCATCTTCGTTTTCGGTAACGTCTACAGGTTCACCTTCAGCCTCTTCAATCTCTACTTGCTCTTCAGCTTGAGATACTAATTCTTCTTCTCCTGGAACACTAAATTCTTTTCTTGTGTTGGGTAGAGCTTTGTCTATATCCGCCATTTTTTATTTTCTCCGTATGTTTAATTATCTTAACAGTATTATAATCAATATTCAAGCCCTGGGGCTCGGGTCCAGATTTAGGTGGGATAGTTGTAGTTAGTCTTTTAGGAGGTATCATTACTTGATCCCTAAAATACCTGCTAGTCCGCCTTGTGCCAGTGTAATTTTAGTTTTATCTTTCTCTAATAAATCGGTCATCATACGCATCTCTTCAGATTCGTTACTTAATTTTGTTTTCTTATTATAAAAATCTTTTAGCTCTTGTAAAGATTCAGGTTTTCTACCCTTCTCTTTAATAAATTCTTTCATTACCATTTCTATTTCAACAGTAGGATCAATGGCTTGACTAGCGTCAGCCATTTCTGATTTAACCATATCTGCTTCACCAGTGTTCATGATTCCTGAACCTTGGTTCATGGATTGAGGTCCATCGATACCTTGGTCTCTCATTATATCTTGTACATTTTCTTCGCCATCATCCATTGGCCCAAGATCCATAGGAATTTCTTGTATCTCAGATGTGTCTTCGTATTTTGCCATTTATTAATAATATACTTTTTCTGAGTGTTGTAAAGGCTCATCTTCATAATCATCTGGATGGCCTACTAAGCCTCCTTGTCTAAATCTCATCACTGCTTGCGTAGTAGAATCCACTAAGTCATCATGGTCGCCATAAGGAAAAGCGGCGCATTCTTCAATAACTTCTTGAGCAAACTCCATTTCTTTAGGTGCCCATATTCTACCAGATTCAAATAGAGGTGATACTGAGTTAACTCTAGTATGTTTATCATTACCTCTACTCGGTGTGAAATTTACTACAGGAATACCCATAGCTCTAAGTTCATAAGTAAGAGGTAGTCCAGATGCTTTTGATTCTACAATAACAGTTTCGGGTTGCCAATAATCATATTGCTCTTTAGCTACACGTCGTAGTTCTGGAAATTCGTATCGTCCCTTCAGTGAATCCAGGAGCATGAGGCATGGACCACTGTCCTCTGAAGGATGAAACACGCCCCAGGTGGTTATAGCAGAATAATCGGCGCTTTGTTTTTTCATAAATGCTGTATCGTAAGATTGTATGATGTGATCTATTTTTGGAAGTTCATCTTCTTCCCAGTTTTTCCACCATTCTCTTTTTATTAATGCACCTTCATCACCTGTAGGATTTTGCATATATTGTGCATTCCATTTTGAA